CAGCCCCCAAAACTCCGTGCCGGTGTAGATCGAAAGCGCAAGGTCAATCAGGCTCCAGCTCTTGTACGACTTGCTGCCTCCCCCCAGGAGCAGCTTCCCCCCTCGGTGCAACAACCCCTCGATCAAAACATCCGGCTCATCCATCCTTTCCTGCATCAGTTGGCTGTAGCTTTTGATCGGCGGCCACTGGTCATGCGCTGGCTTGACCCCTAGTCCCACGGCTGGCTCTATCATTTCCCCTCCTTACAGAACCAAAGAAGGCTCTGGTATGTTGTGTCGTTTCTTTTTGCCCCCGGAATTCTGACCGGCTGGCTTGGTTTGAAGGTTGCAGGATCGCATCCCAAAGGAACAAGAAAAGCTTTTAGTTGTTCACCCCATTCTTTCTTTGGCGGGTTCTCGAACCATCCGTGCAAACTCTTGCCGCCCGTGTCCACCACCGCGTACATCCTCATCCTGAACAGGTCGCGCATCAGTTGGAACACCGCGCCCATCTGCGGCTTGGTCAGCGAGTCCGATTCCACCACCAGGTACACCCGCTGGTCCACCTTGTCGTTGGCGCGGCTGACCGCACCCGGCACAAACACCGCGCCGGTCGTGTAATTCCCAACCGGGGATGGCAAGCTCATCCACTCATCCGCCCGCTTGAAATTCTGCGGGTGGTTGCCGCTGTCCTTGACGTCCCCGATCCAGATCAGGTCGCTGGGCTGCCACAGCGTCAAGAACCGCTGGTAATCATTCTCCGGCTCATCCAGCTTGACCGGGCTTTCCTCGTACATATCCGCCGGGTCCCAGTTGTAGTGCGTCAGGTAGCGTGATTTGTTGGACTCTGCAATCGTCCTGATTCGGTCAATTATCTCGCTCTCAGGATCTTTCTGTATGATGAGTTTTGGCGCATTACCATCAGTCGTCACCGGCCTGCCAAGCTTGTCGTTTAGGATGGCATTACGAAGCTTGCGGTTGGCCTCGTCGCGGTAGGCTTGGCATGAGGTGTGCCAGCAAAAGATTGTCGGCACACCGTCCACGAACACTGTCGTGTCACGCAGCCTGGTGTGGCTGGTATGCACCGCCTCTCCGGGGCAATGGCACAGCCCGTGGTTGTCAGACTGCCAATCAATCTGACCCACGATGGCTTCAGCTTTGCGTTGGGATTCGTTCATAAATCAAACCGGCTTTGTTTCAAGAGGGGACACACCTATCATCTGCAACCCAAAGAAAGGTATTTGGGCCAGGTATTACCCCGCCGCAGGATCTCCCTGCGTACCATTCGCCGGATTTTATTTGTTGGATTCCTCCAACTCCATCGCCTTCGCTGCCGCCTCGACAATATCCTGTGCGGTGATGTTGCGAAGCGCATTGCACCAGTATTGGGTACCCTTGGTCTTGTTGGTTGCATCCTTGCACTTGGCCTGCGGCAATCCTCCATGCGGTCGGCACGGTGCGTGCGGGCAGGTGTCCGGCTTGAAGACCGACACGTTCTTCGTGTAGAAAGTCATGCGGTCGTCGGGGTGATAGCTACCCCAAAGCGACACGCAAGCTGTGTCCAAGCCAGCCGCCATGTGGTTGACACTGCTATCCGGTGCCACGACAAAGTCGGCGTTGGCGATGATCGGGAACAGCGAGCGCACCTGCTTGGTGCAGTTGAATAAATCTATGACCCTGGGGTGATTCACCTCAAAGTTGTTTGAGTTGTCCAGCCCGATGATAACCGCGTGATGCTTGGGGTAAGCTTCCAACAGGGCCAGCACCGCCTCCTGCCCCATCTTTGGCGGGTAGGTGCGGGTCGGACCGCTGGATGATACATGGTAGGCGAAGAACGGTGTGGGTAGCGGCCACTTGCCAAGTTCCTTTAGCTCGTTGTGGTCAGGGTCGATGAGGTAGAGCTTTGGCCGCTTATACTTCGCATCCACCTCCGGGTCGTTCATCCATGTGTAGATGCGGTCGTAGGCATTGCCCCCGCCGGTTCCCAGCTTGGTGTTACCCACCTGGCCGGAGAACAAATCATCCAGCGGGACGTGGGCATCGTATGACTCCCAAGCCTCCAGCGTGGGCGGGAGTGGGAGCAGCCTTGCGCCCAGCCCCGCATAGAGCGTCATGTTGCGGGCGGGCGTATAAACATCCACCACACCGCCAGATTCCTGCACCAGGTAGTTGACGATCCCCGTGGCGATGATGCTATCCCCGATGGCCCCAGCGCGGTACACGGCGGTCGCCCCGCCCGTGGCTCTGCCTGGGTAGTACGGCTTGATCTTGTGCGGCACCGGCACGGCATCCTCCCATGTCGGTCCCGTCAGTTCGTCTGGCAACACATAGGTCGTGCGAGGCCAGAGGTTGTTGTCGTCCACCTTGTGAACGGAGTTTGTTTGATTGGTCCAGGTTTTCATTGGTTTGCCTTTCTATTCCTACGATCAGCCGCGTCAATTCTTTTCCCGATCCAAGCCATGCACGGCACGGCCATTGAGTTTCCCAAAGCCTTGTACCTCGGCCCGTCCGGGCATTGGTCGGCTGGTTTGTTGCGCCAAGGGATCAGCGTGTGATCGTCGGGGAAACCTTGCAGTCGCTCGCATTCTTTTGGTGTAAGCCTGCGGACGGCCATCTTTGATTGAATCATCCCTGTGTTCCGACCGCTCGGATTGCTATTGGTGTTTAACGCATAAACAGATTCGCTTTCCCGAACTTCGCCAGATGCGTTTTGGTGAAACGCCATCACCTTCGCTCTGCTGGTGTTGGTTCCTCCAACGGCCTCCGTCAATTTTGCGGCCACATCTCCGTCGATTGTTTGGTTGTAAACATCCACGGCCATCACACACTGCGGTTGCCCACCTCCTGATGGAGATTGCTTGGTAAGGGTTAGTGCCTGCTCCTTGTTAAACTTCGGCGTCTGTTCGGTGGTAAACGCCACCGCCTCCTGCACCAACGGCACATTACCACCGCCCGTCCAGAACCTCGACACACAACTCGGCGCGACATCGTGCGGGCCAGTTACTCGGCTGTCGTTGGGGTGGTTCTCGTAGAGCGATTGCACCAACCCAGACCCGCCTTGCGAGAACAGCTCCTGATTGGAATACCCAATCGCACCAGTGTTGAATGATTGATTGAGTGTCGGATGCACACCAGATCCCTCCCAATGTGATTTCTTTTCGGCCACCAAGTCAGTAGCATCCTTGTAATCCCTGGCCTTCATGGCCGATGCGGTTCCATCGTCCGAGTACTCCCCGAACGCCCGCATCCTAAATCCTCCAGCTATGCCACCTGCTCCAACGCCTTCTTGAGCATTGGCGGAAGCTCCTTGCCTCGCTTCTCGGCTCGGCGGAGTATCCCTGCGCACGCTTTCGGACTCAAATAGAACCTTTGCGGCAAGCTCCCAGTTTCCAAGGTGGCCGACAACGAACACACGACGGCGTCTTTGGGCCACTCCGAACCACTGAGCGTCCAAGACCCGGTAGGCCCACCCATACCCCAGCTCGCCCAACGCTCCGAGGAAGGAACCAAAATCCCTTCCTCCGTTGCTGGACAGGACGCCGGGGACATTCTCCCAGACAACCCATCGAGGCCGGAGACTCCTAGCGATCTCAAGAAAGGTAAGCATGAGTCCTCCCCTTGGGTCGTGGAGTCCCTTCCTGAGTCCTGCGACTGAGAAGGATTGGCAGGGCGTTCCCCCGACCAGAAGGTCAACTGCTCCGCTTGGTATATTCCATTGTTCATATTTTGTCATGTCTCCTAGGTTTGGTGTTTTCGGCCAGCGATGTTTAAGTACTGCTGCCGGAAATGGCTCGATCTCGGAAAAGGCAACAGGCTCCCAGCCGAGCGGTTCCCACGCCACGCTGGCTGCCTCGATGCCGGAACAGACGGATAGGTATTTCATTTCATATTCTCCAGATTCTTGGACCTCCATCCCCTCCGCCTCGCGTGGTAAACGCCACGCCGATCCACGCCAAGCTCGTTGGCGATCTCCGCCTCCGTCATGCCGTTCTCCCACATGATCCGCATGATATTGTATCGGTACTGAACGGCGTGCGGCAGGCGGCTCCTGTTGTCTATGTCTTTTGGTATCCTGATCCGTCCGGCAGCCTTCATGGCCGCCTGCTCGTCCATCATCGTGAGCAGTTGCGCCGACAATCTGCGCCCTGCATCGCGGCAGTTGGCCAGTTGCTTCTCTAGGTGGCGCACCCTGTCGGACAGGATGCTTACAGCCGAGCGTTGCGCCTGGTTGTCCTCAAGCGCCTTTAGCCTGTGGGTTAGTGTCTGTATCGCTATGTCCTGTGTGTTCATTTCTTTTCTCCTTTACGATGATCGAGGCAGCGTCAACTTCCGCAATCATCTCGCGGACCTTGTGCGCCTCGGCGTGTGTGATCGCATCCCTGTGTGTAACCAACTTCTCCCGCACCCGCGACAGAATGTCGGCCACCCATTTCAGCTTCTCGCAAGTCATCCCTTCCGCATCCGAAAACGACGACCGGCTTTGGGTACGCCTGCGGCACGGAGCGCGATAGCGAGGATCTGCTTCTGGCCGCGCGGCTTTCCGCCCGCACCCCTGGCTGATCCCTTCTTGCGATTGTCTGCCCGCAGTTCGCGGATGTTTTTCCCGATGTCTTTTCCCAGTGGCATGGTGACCTCCTTGTTATGCTGTTTCTTCCCCCACCACTCCGTCGAACGCCTGCTCTTCGGCGTGGTAAGTCTGTGTTTGTACACGAAGCCAGTCAGGTTTGGCAAGACTTTTATTCTTGGTGAATGAGGATTCGTTCCAAAGGATATTGTTTCCGGGGACGCAGGTAATGCGCCCGTTGCAGAGTGCTATGAAGTGGTGCGACTTGGTCTGGCTTGGCTCTAGGCTATAACCATCCCCATACGGTTCGGCTGTGAATAAATAGCTACCCTTCATCCAATGCTGGCGCGAAGCGAGCCAGACCGAGCAGTCCAGTTCCCGCAGGTAATCGTATTCGATGGTCGTGAAGTCCCAGCCAAAACAATCCCACCGTTGGGCGTCTTTAAGTTCCCAGTTTTGGTCGTGACCAACCTGGTCATGCGCGATGGCCGATAGGGGCAGCCCCCGATACAACGCACCGCACTGAAGCATGACCGTGCAACCCCAGGCCCGGTGCGGGACGCTGGTTAGCCCAAACCATACCGCATCCTCCCAGCCGTCCTTCTGGCCCCGGCTCATCACCGACCTATCCACCGAGACATACAGGTGGCGCGGGAGATTGGCGGCGTGGGTCATTTGTCCATCCACATCATCACCAGCGCGACGAGCATGGCCAGCAGGATGAAATCAATGGGAAGGATTTCCATCAGTCTTCCCGGTTGAACAGGATCATCAGGAAGCCGATGACCAGCCCAAGGATGCTCGCGCACATGATGATGAAGTCCCTCATTTGGCGATGCTTCTTTTGATTGCCTCGACGAAGGCGTAGTTGAAGAGCGCCTGCTTGTCCTTCTTAATCATTCTCAGCCCGATCTTGGCAATCTTATCCACGGTCTTGTTGTCCACGTCGATGTCCAGTTCCACCATCCTGACATTGCGTTCGGCCAAAATCTTTATTTGTCCCAGTTTCGCCATTGCGACCTCTCCTCTCTTAACTTTGCGAATATCCATGCGACGAATCCTATGGCACCGCCAAGGAGGCTGATTGCGACCCCAATGGCGATGAAGAGTGCGACTCCGTGTGCGAGAATTTCAAGCCCCAGTTTAGCGTATTCCATTTGTTTCTCCTTTCCACCACTCGGTTGAGCGTGCGTTGGTCGATCTCGACCCCCGCCACCCGGCACCAGAAAAGCACTGTGCCGTCTTGGAAATCGTTGACAAGCTTTTCCACTTCCTCCGGCTCGGTGTATTCGGAGCAGTCTCGCAGTCCCGATGTCTCGCCCGTGATCTTGATCCCGTCCAGAACCCCGCGCCTCTGAAGCAGGCGCACATCCTGAATGGCACGGATGACGATCTCGCCCGCCAGTTGGCGGATGCGTTCGTCCTCGTCCCACTTGGTTAACTGCGTCGAGACCATTTCTTCTTCATCTTTCCAGAACGCTCGCGGCACCATAAAGCGTACATATTCCAAAGTTCGGCGGCGTCTCTGGCCTTCTCCTTCGTGTCGAACACATCCGTGATCGGAGGCAACCCGTTGGGCGGCTCCGATCCCCACAGGCGCGGACCGATGGCATTGCCGAACAAGGTTTGCAGGACATACTTGCCGTCCCGCTCGACAACCTTCACCGGCGTCATCTTCCCATCTCCTTCCACTTGGCATCATCCGCCGCAATTGTCTTGGCCAGCTTGTCCAGATCCGCACTCTGTCCTGCGTAGTGGATGATGCTTGCGTCCTTGTACCGATCCAGCCCGAAGTGTGATTCCACTGATGTCATGCAGTTGTAGGCGGGGTCAAGATTGCAGGTCGCAATCGACCAGAGGTGAAGCTGGATGTTGAGCCAGGTCTGCTCGGCAAAATGGTTGGGAAACAGACCAAGCGGAGGCAAGGACAATGCGCCGATGGCCTTGTTCGTGATAACAAACACGCCAGTGTTGAAATAGAACTTGGGTTGCCATTCGGACGAAAGGCCGTAAGTCTCGGCCAGCCTCTTCATCTCAGGCTTTCGGTCCAGATACTCACCCTCGTCGAACGCCATGAATGTGCTGTCCGGCTCGGCCTGTAGGGTCAGATCCTCGCAGTCCTGCGCGATCAAGACATCGCAGTCAACGAACGTGGCCATCTCATACCCGCGTGTGGCCATGATGTTCCCGATGGCCGACTTGGTGTATTGGGGCGGTTCGGCCAGAGGCTTCTCCATTGAGATAAAATCCTGCCCGTGGCGCTGGCAGTAGGCTTCCATGCGCGGGCGGGTCAGCTTAAGGATCTCCAGCCACTTGTCTCCGAGGGCTTGCGTGATGACCACCTTCTTCATACCTTCTCGCAAAGGATCTCGTCGGCCTCTTCCAACAGCAGTTGCTCGGCAA